GCCACCACACTTTCTAGTATTGGGATATTATTCTCACCTAAATCTATATTTTCTTTATTTGAATTTACAGTTATTTCAGTATAATCAATAACCCCCTCAACTTCTAAAATACAGTTCACAACTCTGTTGTATCTTATAATAGTGGATTTTAGATTTATTCTATTAAAATAATTTTTAACATTAGCTGATATATTCTCTTTTATTGATTCAAGATTATAATTTTTTTCTAAAAGCAAAGTACAACTAATTGTAATATTAGTTTCTTGAATTGGTGCAACTGTTACTGTCGCCCCTATTGGTCTATTTTCTTCTATAACATCCCTAACTTTTTTAACCAATTCATCTGTAGGAGCTCTATTTTCACTATTAGTTATAAGAACTTTTACTGTTCCATTCCCATTCCAAAGCGGCTTTACTAAAGCATTACCTACACCTTCAACACTTAATGTCCAGTTTAAATAATCATATACATTCCCACTAGTTGCAGGTGTCTGAACTTTTATCATTAATCTGTTAAATAAACTTAGATTATTTTCTATATCTGTTCCCTCTGAAATAACTTCTCCTATTGCTGCGCTAGCGAGCTTTTCTATATATTCAACTGGTAATAAATCTCCTATAGGACTATTACCTGTTATCCCTACAGTCTCACATTCCATCTTATATTTACCTTCTTCAATTTTTTCAATTGCTTTATAAAATAGTTTGTCTATTGAAAATCTAGAATTTAAAGGTATATCAATAAGATTACTATCTTCATCTTTAAAAGTTCCGAGTTTAATAGCATAGGTTGCCTTTTTTCTATTAATTCCAAAATCTCTACACTTATTATCTAAATATTCATCTGGAATATTGGGATCAGCAAAAGCATAGTTTAAAAATCTATCCATATCATATCTAAGTTTTGAAATTTGCATTGCTGTAGGAGCTAATGCATTATATACTAAGCTGCTATTTTCTCTTTTATCAATATCATTAGTAACTTGATTCATCATTTCTTTTAAAATATCTTTTTCGTCCTCATAAAACATTAGATCACTTCCTTCTCAATTTCTAAATCTCCATAAATACAAAAAACAGTGAATTTCACCAATACACTGTCTTCATCATAATTAAATATATAATTATCTGTACTCTCTATTCTATCATCTTGAATCAAAGCTTCATTGATTCTTCTTTTAAGTTCACTTTCTAATATATCTCTGTCTATATTAGGTACATTTTCAAATTCACTACCATAATTATCTGAATATATTAAATACTTGTATCTTTCAGTTGATAATATAAAAAATATAGTTTGTTCTAATGCTTCTTTACCATCACAAAACCCTATTACTTTTCCATCTTTGATTTTATACGTCTTAATTGCTTGTATTGTATTTTCTATTGTTTCTATATTACCTACTGTAGCACCTTGCGGCAAAATACTTACATTACTCATTAGAAATCACCTCATCTAATATTTCATTTGCTATCTTATCTAATATTAGATACTTTGAGCCTGCTTTTATTTTTAATAATACAACTCCATCACCATTTTTTAATCCTTCTCTTATAACTAATTTATCTAAACTATTTCCAGTAGAGCCATCTTTAGTTGAATGGATATGTTTTAAATCTACTTCATACCTAGTTAGACTTTCAGGAACTAAAAAGAATTCTTTAGGTAATGTTTTTTTCTGTTCTACTCTAATTGTTAAATTTTTTGAATCTATTACGGTTCCAAATTCAATATTTAATGGATTACTTGCATTGTATGCTCCCATACTAGCTTTTTTAATAGTTTGGATCATCCCCATAATTACACCACCTTTAAATCAAAATCAATAGTATGACCATCTTTAGAAAATTTGTGTGTAGCTTCTTCAATTAAATAGTACTGATTTATATTTCTTTTCTTTATAGATACATAAACGCCAAAACCACCTCTAAGGTTTAAATCTGAAGCAGTACCTGCTCCTAATACATCTTTTAATTTTAGTTTTTTACTTTCTTTGTTTTTAAGTTTAAGATTTCCATTAACCATTTCTTCAATTTGTGCTTTATTTAAATTATCATCAATTTTTTTAAATAATTGAAGCCTTCCCCATTTAGCAATACTATCACTATCCTGTGCAATATATACATCTCTGCCTTTACTATCTTCATTATCTTTTACGAATTTTATTCTATTGTAACTGTCTTCAATACTATTTTCCCAATCATAATCTCCTAGATTGCTATCATCACTAATAACAGTTTCTTGCTTTAAGTTGTTTATATCTCTTAAATTGATATACCCAAAATCATCATATAAAGTAAAAGTTCTGGTATTGGCAGTAACTGTTTTATTCAATGCACTATATATAATATCTAAATATTTTTTATCATCTTCTTGAAACGTTGGAATGACATATCCTGTATCTTCTATATTTCCAATTCTAAGTTCTAAATTATTTAGTATCTCATAAAGAATGTCACTTGCCTTTTTATTTACTCCAACATAAACATCATTATACATAAGATACTTAATCTGATCATAAGCTGTGAATTTTATTTCCGGCCCACTATCTCCACTATTTTTAAATACATAACCATAGAATACTTTATTTCCATTGACCCTAAAACTTATAACATCACCATTAGATATCGTTACTTGAGTATCTTCCAATAAACTCACCTCTAAGCTTGAAGGACTATCTTTCCTCTTTGTTTTCCAAGTAACTTCTTCAGTAAGTTCAGATAGATCATATACATTTCCTTTTTTATCATCAATTAATAATTGTATTTTCATATACTCTCCTTACTGTGGAATCTTTAAAACTTGACCAATAAATATTTTATCCGGATTAGAAATATTATTTAAATTTGCAATCTCAGTACATCTTTTACCATCCCCTAAAAATCTTTTAGCTATATACCAAAGAGTATCTCCACTAACTACTGTATAGCTTGTGATAGATTTCTTGTTGTCTTCCCTTGAACTATTTTGAGATATTGTAGTTACTGTTGCACCATTACCAGACGTTTGCACTATTACTTTTTTAGCTGCATATTGCTTATATCTTTTTAGTTCAATAGAAAAATATATATCTCCAACTTCTCCACCATTTTCATTATATTTAAAATTTTCAATAGAGAATAAATCATTAATCTCTATCGGACCACCAGTAAATATAAATCTAATCTTTTGTAAATTATTTCTCCACTCATTAATTTTCTTAATATAAAAGCTCGGATTAAATAATTGATCCGAGCTTACATATGGTCCATTATTTAAAGGGAAGTAACTTTCAAAAGATATATTGGTTAACTTAGGTAGTGCTATATTATTTACTTCCCCAAGATTTATAATATTATATGTTTTATTATCTCCATCTTCACTTATATCAATTTTTTCTGGCAATCTTGGTATAATAAAACCTTCTTCACCATTATTTATTCCTAAATACATCTTATACATTATGCATACAACCCTTCTGCACTATTCTGTAATTCATCTTCCATATAAGTTTCTATATCAGATATTATTTTATTTATATCAGCTTCTTGTCTTATATCCCCTGTAGTCACTTGTACTGTTGGAGTAAGTGTAACAAAATTAGATATACTTTTTTCACTAGCTAAATCTGTAAGCATTTCTAAATGTTCATTTGAAACGTCTATCTTATCATTAATATTCTTAAGATTCTTTTTATCATCATTTCCAAAAGCTAAATTTCCTGGTCCTTGTGCTTTATTCCATGAATCTAAATCTGCACCTAAACCACCACCATTTAAATTATCTAATGTTGATCCTAAGCTTCCAAACATTCCACCTACTTTACTATCAATACCAGCTCCAAAGTTATAACCAGTATTCCAAGAGTTACCATAATCAAATCTATCAAAGGTATAATTAGAAGCATCTAATTTCTCCATTACTGTAACAGTGCTATCTGCTGTTATGCCATTAACATAATCATCAACTTTCCCTTGGAATCCCGCTACTGCTCCACTTAAATCACTTCCTAGAACTGTGTCTATAAGGCTAGCTGCACTTTGAACTATTCCACATATTGTATCAAATAGTCCTACAAATAGATTAGCTATAGCTGCCACTGGATCATTAAATACTGTTGCAAAGAAATTAGCAAATGTAGCAATTAAATTATATAAAGTAATCCCAGATGTTATTATAAAATTAGCTATTCCAAGCACTGCATTTCCTATAAACGCTGCACCTGTAGCAATTATTCCACATATTATTCCAGTTGCTGACCATGTAGTACCTGCGAAGTGATTTACTGCTGCTACTGCTGCATAAAAAATAGCTATTACAGCAATTATTCCTATAATAATCCATGTAATAGGACATGCAAGCATTGCTGAATTTAAAGCCCATTGAGCAACTGTTAATTCTTTATCGGCTGCAACACTAGCTATTGTTGCTTCCGTTTTCACAGCTATAGCTATTGCTTGAATTGTCTGTAGTCCTGTGCTTATTCCTGTAACTATATTGAGAGCTAAAGTAACTGACTTCATCGTTAAAATTGCACCAATTACCCCAAATAATATTGGACTTATTATGCTCCAATTGTTCTTAACTCCAGTACCTATGCTTGTTATTATATTAAATAACCAAATTCCAGTATTTACTGCATTAGTTAATACTATAGATAGTGTATTAATACCATTTTGTACACTTCCATTTGAAAATGCTTGATTTAAACGAGTTATAACTGGATTTAGTGCTTCTAATGCTCCATTTCCAGCCTGCCCCATTGATGTAACTATATTAGATTTTAAGTTATCAAATTGAGCACTTGCTGATTGATTGTATTTAGCAAGCATATTTTCCGTAAAGCCTTTTTTGTTTAATAAACTATCAAATTGATCTAAGAATGAGCTCATATCTTTACTAGCTTTTAATATTTCTATGTCAGCTTTTCCAAATCCAAATCTTTCTTTAAGAGATGTCCCATCACCACTCAACATTTCTTTAAGGGCAAATCCTGCACCTTGTAACCCCTGTGTTGGATCAACTAATGTTAATCTTTCTGATAAGTTAGCAAGTTTATCAAGTGTATCAGTATTCTTTGTAAATTGCATATAGTTTCTAGCGTTTTGTGCAAAATCTTCAAATGCAAATACTGATTCATTAGCTTTTTTCTGCAAGTTATTAAAATAAGCTGTTCCTACTTCTGTATTACCCATGATACCTTGAATAGTAAACAATTGCTGTTGCATCTTCATAGCTTCACCTATAGTTGATGTAATACCATGTTTAATTACTTGAAAGCTTAAATAAGTTTTTAATAAATTACTTACTTTACTAGTTAATCCACTCATACTACTAGAGCCTTGATTAATAGTATTATTAAATCTTTCTTGTTGTTTGCTTGCCTTATCTAATGGTGGCTCTATATTTTTACCAGCATTAACTGTATTATTTAATGCATTTGCGGTTTTATACCCCATCTGTACTAATTCCTCTGTTGTATATATAGCCTCCATTGCAGACTTATCATAGTTTCCTATCTTATTAGTCCAGTTATCTATTTGATTGCTTAGATTACTTACTGAATTTGCCATATTATCTATAGAACTTGAATTAACATTCACCATATTTGCTGAATTCCCTAAATTATCAAAACTATTTGCTGCCTTTTCTGTAGCACTAACTGTTTTATTAATACCATTAGAAAAGTTATCAAAGAAACTAAGCATCACATTTATTCCATTCATTCTCAACATCCTCTCTTAGCTTTATCAGCATCTTTCTTTTCCTTTAGTGCTTGAAAATCAATTGAAGCATAAACAAATGCTCTTTCTTCTCTGGATAGATTCATTAATTCATGAGGAAATTTCTTAAGTCTATGGAGAGCATAGTGAGCATATACTGCTTCACTATCACCCCCCTTAATTAGTTTTTTGCTTCTTCCATAAGTTCATTCATGCTTTTATCATATCCATTAATTTCGCTTACAGTATTTGACCATTCTGAATATTCGCCATCTGTCATTTTAGCTTTCATAGCATTAAGCAATTCTATTCCACCAACTACTCCCCAAGCAGCTTGAAGTTCAGCATTCTTTAAATCTGGATAAGTAGTAGTTTCAACAATTAAATCTGCCAAATACTTATCTTGATCTGTTTCAACTATCTTTTGTCCTTTTACGAAAGATACTTTTCTATGTTTCTTTCTTATTTCATCACCCTTAGTAGCAGCCAAGGCCTTAAATTTCATTTTCTTTTTTCTACCACCAATAGTTAATTCTCTTTCAACCTCTGCATTATCATCAAAACTCTCCATTAAAAAATCTTCAAAATTATTCATTATATTAATCCTCCCTTGTATTCTACGATATTGTTGGTTTATTAAATTTATCTAATAAGTCTACATCTTCAAAAGTAAATGCCATATCTTCTTCTAGTGCTTCACTATCTATATCAAACATAGCCATACTAACTTCGTCAAAATTGCATCTTTTTAATACTACTGTTTGTTTTCCAACGCTAGATGTTTCATCCTCATTGGTAACAGTAATATCGCAATAAACATCTTTACCTGTTTTCATATATTCAATCATCATTTCTCTGAATAATGATGTAACATAATAAACTGTTAGTGTCCCAGTACCTTCCCAGCCTGCTGCTTTATTTTGCTGTGCTCTATTGCCTAAAGTTTTTCCTGTTTTCTTAGTCTTTTTAGCTTTAGAATCTAATTTTTTAGCATAGAATAAATCTTCATTTCTACCATCTATAGTTATGAATCCTCTTGCTTCTGTTCCAGATATGGTGTCACTAAAATTAAAAAACTTTCTTGCTGTTTCACTCATACTTTAATTCCTCCATTCTTATATAAATACAGTCATATACAATTTTTCCATTGCATCTACTGGCTGAACTGCTACATTAGCAACTACTGATTCAATAGATTCACCTTCAAGTACCTCTATATCATCAATTGCTACGCTCTTTATAGCTCCATCAGATTGAAGTGTTTCTAAAATTTTTAATATATCTTTCTTAAATAAGTTTCTTCCATCTTCAGTATTATCTTCATTTCCAATATAAGCTTCTTCCCATCTAGCTTTAATACGATTATTGATTCCATCTAGAGTTCTTATAACTCTATTTTTCTTAAAGCTCTTATCTTTATCATCAGTAAAAGTCTTAAATGTATTTATATCCTGTTCTATTATTATCTTAGGTTGATTGTTTACTATGGTATTAACAAATACTATTTCACCATCATTAATAATTTCCTTAATTTCTTTATCAGTATATCTAGTATCAACATCAACAGCACCTTCATAAGATTTATAAGTATTTGATGTTGAATAGCTTGCACTTGCTGTTAATGCTGCAATATAAGCTGTCGCTTTTACTTTATCTATTTGAATATTATTTTCTATAAATACACCATTTTTAACGCTTATAATTCCTTCATAGTCGGCTTCTTTATAATTAGGTAATACTGCTTGAACTCTCTTTCCTTCATCTTCCCTAAGCCTTTTTATGAACTCTTTAACAACTAACTTAGTGCTACTATCATCAAAAGGTATTGCTACAGCATGGAAATTATATAATTCTAATTGCTTTAAGAAATCTGTATAGTCTTTTGCTGTAGCTGTTCCATCAGTACCACCTTCAAGATTAAATCCTGCTGTTAGTGTTGGTGCTCCTGTTCCTGAGAATTTAACAAATTCATTAGCTGCTAATTCATTAATAGTTTTAACTGTTTGAGTTTCAAATTTTGTATCACCTAAGTAAGTAATAACATCAAATGAACTAGGCTCGTCAACATTAGTTTGTATAACTACTTTAATACTATTTCCTTTAGTCCCACCCCAATTAGCGCTTACTGTTAAACTTTCTACTGTTTTAGTTGCCTTAGTACCTTCATTTAGCCTATACAATAGAACTTTTTGAGCTTTCTTTAAAGCTTCTTTAAGCATTAATACAGATTCATCTGCTTTTTCTAATCCTAGAGAAGCAAATAAGTCTGTATCATTATCAATCTCTATAATTTTCTTTTCAGGACCAAATGGTAATACTAATGGTAATCCTACAGTTCCTCTATCATTAACTAAATTAGTTTCTTTATTTTTGCTTTTAAAGTTAATATAAGCACCAGCTCTTACCTTATCTTGTTTACTCCAAGTACCTCCACTCATCTATTTCACTTCCTTTTTATAAAATGTTTCAATTACTGCCTTAGCTTCTTTTATGGAATACTGTTCAGTATCAAATAGCAAAGCATTAAGAATGTCCTTTTCATTCACATTGAAATGTTTCGAATTTACTAATTGATCTTTAGTAAACTTAGGCTCAATCTTATCTTTATTTCCCATTTACATTCACCTCTAATTCTTTCATCTTATTGTGTTCAATTACTTTCAAGATGTTATAGTTAAATTTCAGCATGAAGTGTAATACCCCATCTACAACTTTATGATTCATTTTTAGTGATCTATATTTATGCCCTTCAATTTCTACATACTCTAAGACCCTATACAAATTAACAGCTACATCTAAGCAGTCTTTATTTAAATCTTCTTCTTTATCGCTAAAGTAGTGTACATCAAAAAGTAATGATTGCTTATATCTATTATTTAATTGTTTATCTTGGTTGGAAGATATTAATTTAACAAAAAAACAAGGTACCTCAAAACCTTGTTCTATACTTTCACTGTATATTTCTATATTAGGATAGTCATTATCTAAAGCCTGCTGAATTGCTATTCTTATATCGTTAATAGATATCACCTACTTTCCAAACATCTGCTTTAATATATCTTCTTGTAGCTTTTTAACATAGATAGGTAATTCCTTTTCAATTTCTTCCATTGCAATTTCTACAAAGAATTTACCTTCAACCCATCCTAAGGTTCTTTTATTTTTATCAACTATTCTATGACCATTATTGACCCATCCTGCATATTCAGTATTATTTGCGAGTTCGATTACCCACTTATTGTTGACTTTTTTAACACTGACAATTCTCCAATTACGTCTTAAATTTCCGCCAACCTTGTTTTGAGCTGTTTCAAAATCCACATTAACATATTCACCTAAATTAAATCCATTACCTTTAGCTTTAACTTTAAAGGCTTTAAAATGAACACTATTAGAATAAACACCTACTGGAGTTTTCTCCTCCATCTTATCTAAAGCTCTATTAGCTATAAAATAAATAAAATCTTCTATCCTTTTATCAATATCTTTTTGTCCTAATTTTAACCCATTAAGAAATTTGCTAAATTCAGAATAATCAAATTCAATAAGCTTTGCCATTATGCTTTTTTATCCTTATTTTCTAAGACAACTTCTTGATGTGATGAATATATTGGAAGTGGTTCTCCTGCTATGTATTTAGTAATTGCACCAAATACATTTGTTTCTATTTCATCACCTTGATGTATTTCAATTTCAGGACTTATAAAAAGTTTAATCTCATAATCTTTATTATTAGTTGTGTCAGTTTGATTATTCTTTCCTAAACTACTCTTAGATACTTTACAAGGCTGATTTTCATATTTAGGTGATGGATTTAATCCAACCTTAGTTTCTTTAGTAATTGGATCTTTATATTTCCCATAACCTCTTATAGTGCAAGTATGTTCATAAAACATTTCTATAGCTTTTTTATGTGCTTTTCTTGCTTGTAAAATAGCTTTGTTCATATTACCACACCAACTTTCTATATCTATTCAGCTTAGATTTATATTCATTTAAAATACTATCCTTATAATCACTTTCTACACTTTCTCTAAAGCTAGTAGATGTATCTCCTTCGCTTATAGATGAAATAGAACCTATAGCAGTTTCTTCACTGCCTAGGTTCTCGTTTCTATACAATTTAACAGCCATTTTATAAGCGGTAGTTAGTAATCCTTTAGATATTTCTTCAATATGGCAATATTCTAATATTATATTAGTCACATCATCTATAATAAATTCAAGTATAGTATCTTTTAATGTATCATCTAATTCAATTCCTAAAAGAGCTTTAAGTTTATCTAACTCCATAAAATCACATCCTATTTATCTTGCACCATTTTTATTTTTTCTAATATACCAGATTGACTTGTAGCCTTCCCAATATCAATATTTCTTTTTTGTGCATATTCTTTAAGTTCATCAACTTTCATATCTGATAAGTCTTTTTCTGTCACTGAATTATTCTCTATTTTCTTTTTAAATGCTGCTTCTCTCCTCATTCTTTGAAATGCTGTAGCACTCATATAATCACCCTTTCCTATAGTTTATGAACAAACTTAACCATACGAATAGCTTTATCCTCATAAACTCTTGACCAAT